CATCTGGTGGGGGTGGTTTTGGTACATCTGGTGGGGGTGGTTTTTATGCTGTTGGTACATCTGGTGGGGGTGGTTTTGGTACATCTGGTGTGGAGGGAAGAACAATCCTGAAACAAGGTTATCTAACAAAAATCGGAGAAAAGCGGGTATCTAGGAATAAAAAAAGGTATTTTATATTATACAAAGATACGGGATCAGTGGATGGTAATATTTTGGAATCTTACGACGGAAAACCAGGACCAGGTGATGAACCTAAAACAGTATTTAATATGAATGAATATACTAGAGCTGTAATTGATCTTAATGATAATAAAAATATAATATTAACTCCAAAACAAGGAGAAGGGAATAGCCGGACTTTAATTGCAGGAACAGAAGAAGAGGCAGGAGAATGGGTAAGCGGAATTAATAGTTCTATTTTATCAACACAATAAATTTTTAAAATTAATCTCTATAAGGATGATTATATGTGATATATTCTAATTTATCAGATAAATTAACTTGCAAACCAATCAGAACAATAGCAGAAATAAAATCTACTAAATTTTCAGATTTATCTTTCATTTTAATTTTTAAATATTTATCTAATAAAAATTTCATAAAATTGTGAAAATAATACCATGAAATAGATAATACTAGTATTTGTATCATAATTTCAAATAATATTTTTAAATTACTTTTAGATTCATCTAATTCACCAAATTCATGATCAATGATTGGTGAAAAAAATTTCAATGCACTAACATAAATTACAATAATAATTATTAATTTAAAGATCATATCTTATAATTAATAGATAGAAAACATATTAACTAAAAAGACCAATAAAAACAGTTTAAATCAGTCAACTTATTCAGGACAAATTACAAGAAAAATTTGTTTTTATCATGTTTTAGTTATTTATAGAAGAAATCCTAATTCCTTTTTTATTACTATTAAAGGTTGTAAATCACCTTGAAATAAAATTAATTTTTAATCAATCTCATTCAATAGATTGATATACTTTATTTTTTTTTTCTAAACGCATAATTCTTAAATTATAATCATTAATGTAATAATATTTAGTCTTTAAAAATAAACGATTATTTGATTTATTATATTTATTAATAAATTCTAGTTTTTGATTATTTATAATATCAATATCATGTTGATTGTCATCAGATTCAATAATAAATTTATTATTAGATATTTCTTCTAATGTATCTAAATTATTAATTTCCATTAATTGCTTGATTAAATCCATTTTTTTTTATATTTAAAATATAAGTTTATATCAAATTTAATAAATACTTTGGTAGTTTTGCATATCATAAATATTACTATTATAACCTTTATTGTAAAGACAATTTTTTATATGTTTTTTACATTCTTTTTCAGATTTAAATAGATGCATACAATGGGGACATGTTCTTTTAGAAATTAATAGTGATTGTTCATAAGGATTTTTATTTTTCTGAGAACAACAATTCCCCATAATTATATTAGTTTAAATATTATTTATTTTTAAATTCAAATTTATTTTTTATTTTATTAATTTTATTTAAATTTTTTGCATTATAATATTTATCATTATCGATCTGTATTTCCAAACCAATACAAAATCCTTCTGCTTTATAAACTGTGGATTTATAAGGTTTTACTTTTTTAAGGTATAGATTATTCATATAGATTATATATATTTTATATTTATTTAAATGAAATAATAAATGGATTTAGAACTAAATTATCCATATGGTATCCCATTTTATTCTAATATTGATATGATATTTTTTACAATTATAAATAATAGTCAAGATATAATTTATATATATCTTAAAAAAGATAATAAAAATAATTTAGCAAATATTATATTCCCATTTACAAAAAAAAAATTTAATTTTCCAGATAAGAGTAATATATATATCTATCCAGATATAAACTTAAAAAAATTAATTTGTAAAATAAAAATTAAAAATGGTTGGACATATATTTATCCTTAAAGTTTAAATAAATATAAAATAATATAAAGATATTATAATGGGTAATACACCGAGTCAACAACAAACGCGGCAAGATTTATATTCCACATATATACAACAACAACAAGATTTAATTTTCAAACAACAAAAACAGATAAATGAATTATATAGATATAATTTACAGTCTAATCAACAAGTCCCACCAAATATGATGTTTCAAACAGATTTTATGAATCAACAGAATCAAACAGATTTTATGAATCAACAGAATCAACAGAATCAACAGAATCAACAGAATCAACAGAATCTTCCTCAATTACCAAATCCGAATAAGTTAAAATTAGATCCATATAAAATATTAGGAATATCAAAAAATTTTGATGAAAAAATATTGAAAAAAGCATATTTAAAAATGGCGATGAAGTCCCATCCTGATAGAGGAGGTACACAAGATGAATTTCAAAAAGTTTCGATTGCTTATACTTTATTGACAAAAAAATTAAAAGAAGAAAATAATAATCATTCCCATAATGATCTCCGTGATCAATCGAGAGAATATTCACAACAGCAGATGAATAAACCGAAAGTTAATATAAACATGAAAGATAATTTTGATGCAAATTTATTTAATAAAATATATGAAGATAATAAAATAAATGATGTTTATGATGAAGGATATGGTAATTGGATGAATGAGAATCCTGCATTAGAATCTGGTTTAGAGAAACAACAAAAATTATTTCAAAATGGATTTAATAAAGATATGTTTAATTCTACATTTGAGCAATATAAAGCTGAGCAGGCAAAACAGAATAGAAATCAATTGGTAAAATATAATGAACCAGAAACAAGATTATCGATGAAAAATCAGGATTCATTGCTTACATTGGGGCAAGGTAAAATAACAGATTTTAGTGGAGAAGCAAATAATTTGGCATTTACTGATTATAAAAAGGCATATTCTTATGGTTCGACTTTCATTGATACGTCTTCTGTAGATATTTCAGGGAGATCAGATTCCATGAGGGATATTAAATCACAGAGAAGTAATATATCTTATCAAATGAGTCCACAAGATCAACAAAGAGTTGCAATTCAAAGATTACAAGATCAAAAAGATGAAGAAAAAAGAGTGAGTAGATTAAATGTTTATGATCAAAAACATGGGCAGGCATATGAAAAAATTCACTCAATGTTATTAAGATAAAATTTATATTTCGCTATTGATATCATTTTGGGGGCTTTTACTTAATCTTCCTCTTGAGGCAACATAATCCCTTTGATTTTTAGTTGTGCATAAGCAACCCGTACTGGTTGAATAAGTTGAAGGACAACATAGTGGACTTGTAACATTATTTGCTAACATAAACATTTTTTCATCAGATCCTTTAATACCATCAATTGGTGGACCAATTAATGCTGATTGATCACTTAATCTCATTTTAATTGGACCTTGACTTGATAAATAAGTATATAATTTATCATTTGGTAATAATGTGGTTTCATCAGGCGATTTCATCCAATATTCATCATTACCAGTTTTTAAACATAAACCATCATATGGTCCCATATTAAGAGTAGGTGCTGATGATTTTGCTCCAGGTTTTTCACCATTTTCTGTAACAGAATTATTATTGATATTTGATTTATCTAATAAATCATTTAAATCTAAATCTTCAAAACCAGCTATATCGTAACATAAGAGAAAACCGGCCAAAACAGTAGCTAAAACCTTATTTAACACTGTTTTAATTTTAGTTAAAGAATATAAATAAACAACTATAACAATTATATTTTTGCAAGAAAACATATTATAGTATAATATAGAAAAATAATATGATTTATTATTTTTTAATTATTACAATAATATTTATAATTTATTCAGAAATATCTGTTAGTAATATTTCATTAAGACCTGATAGTAATGGTAAAATTACTTTTAATTTAAGAAGTTTATTATATTTTTTGATAAACCCTTTAATCAGTAGAACATTATGGACATTTCAGACATTAGATATAAATTATCCATTCATTATTATATTTTCATATAGTATTTATTATTTAGTTTAATATTAATAAAATATTTATATAAATATTATAAATGAAAGATTTATATCATATTTTAAATTTACAAAAGAATGCAACAGATACAGATATTAAAAAATCATATCGAAAATTAGCATTTAAATATCACCCAGATAAGAATGATAGTGAAAATGCCATAAAGAAATTTGAAGATATATCCGAAGCTTATGAAATTTTATCAAAACCAGAAAAAAGAAACTTATATGATAATTTTGGCTATGAATGTTTAAAAGAAAATAATAATATACCAAATATTAATCCATTAGAATTATTTAAATCATTATTTAATGTTGATTTTACAAATATGGAGATGGATAGCAACATATTTATTTTTTCAGATTTATCTTCGAATCCATTTTCACAGTTACAAAATAAGATGACATATAATTTGGAGGTTACATTGGAAGAATTATATCATGGAACAAAAAAAGAATTTGAAATTCAACATAAAACAAGTAATAATACTTTAAAATCAACAAAATATATAATTAATATTAAAAAAGGATCTAAACAAGGTGATAATATTATTGTAAAAGAAGGTGGTAATTATAATTCTTTATTGGGATGTGTTGAAGATTTAGTAATTCAAATAGTTGAAAAAAAACATAAAAAATATCAAAGGAAAAATAATGATTTATATAGAGAATATAAAATTTCTTTAATTCAATCATTATGTGGGTGCAATATTACATTAGATCATTTTGGAAAAGAATTAAATATAGAAATAAAAGAAATTATAAAACCAAATTCACTATTTCAAGTTTTTAATAAAGGGATGCCTATAAAAAGAGATTCATCTAAAGAATTAACAGATGGATTAAATGATAATGAATATGGTAATTTAATTATTGATTTTCATATAATTTATCCTGAATCATTATCAGATAAACAAATGATGTATTTAAATAAAATATTTAATGCTCCTGAAAAAAAAGAAAATAAAAATGCAATACAAGCTTACTATTATAAAGATAAAGAAGATGTAATAAAAGAAATTATGAATGAAGAAGAAGAATCATCTGGATGTATTCAGCAATAATTCAGCAATAATTCAGCAATAATTCAGCAATAATTCAGCAATAATTCAGCAATAATTCAGCAATAATTCAGCAATAATTCAGCAATA